CTCCAATGGGTCGCAAGGCCGGTGGGCGCATCACTAAGGTAGCCTCGTCCTACAAGGACATGGAGGCTGGCGCTGGTGGTGGTGAAGGTCGTCTTCAGAAGACCGACATTGCCAAGAAGGACAAGGGCGCTCCTACCTTTAAGAAGGGTGGAAAGGTGTATCAGTCGTACAAGGACATGGACGCGGGTGCTGGGTCCGGAGAGGGTCGCCTCGAAAAGGCGGACATCCAGCGCGGCAAGCGAGTCCACTGAAGTCCTGCCCTTTCCAAAGGCTTCGGTGAACGGGGCGGGGTGTCTTACTCTCTTGGCACCCCGCCTTTTCTACCCAGAGAGAGCAAGGAGTGTGAATGCAAACATTTAATAGTCTGTTAGAACAAGAGCTTAAAAAGCTCATTGACGAGGAGATCGAAAGTCTCCGAGACAATCTAGAAGTCAACACGTACGACGAAATCGGGCAGTTCAAGTACGTGATGGGCAAAGTGGCAGGTTTAAAGCTTGCTTCAGAATTGGTCAGTCAAGCAACATCTAAGGCTGATCAGTCGAACCGCTAAAGAGAGGAGTACACATACATGCCTTCCATGATTATGGAACATGCCGTCGACCCCAAGAAGAAGCTTCTTGATGAATTGGGCGACCTTTCGAAGATCGAAATCTTCAACAATCAGATTCTCGTGGCGGTTTACATCCGCCCCCAGAAGACGAAAAGTGGTATTTTCCTGACTGACAAGACGACTGAAGAGGATCGTTACCAGTCAAAGGTGGGCCTTGTGGTGAAAAAAGGCTCTACTGCTTTCGTCGACGAAGCCGGGAATTGGTTCAAAGACGTCGAGATTAACGTTAATGACTGGATCGTGTTCCGTCCTTCAGACGGCTGGAACATCACGGTTAATCACGTGCTTTGCCGAATCCTTGATGATATCACTGTCCGTGGTCGTGTGGACCATCCGGACCGCGTATGGTGAGGTGAAACATGTCCATTGAAAACGATAAAGAAATCGAAATTAAGGACGAAGATGTCGTCGTTCAAAACGAAGACGTCGACGTAGTCGTAGAGTCCAAAGGAGACACTCCTTCGGTCGAAAAACGCATTCCTAGCGTCGAAGACGGTATCGAAGAGCTTAAAGCTCAGCTCGAAAAGGAGCGTAATGCTCGTTTCGATGCTGAGAAAAAGGCCCGCGAAGCCGAATTCCAGGCCACGAAGGCTCGAAGCGAAGTTGAGGACACTAATCTTCAGCTTCTTAACGGTGCCATTAATGACGTGAAGCGCGATCAGGCGTCCTACAAGGCGGCCATTCGCGACGCTATGGTTAATGGCGACTACGACAAGGCGGCTGAATACCAAGAAGCCATGGCCACGAATGCCGCGAAGATTATGCGCCTTGAAGAAGGCAAGGCCGCATATGAAGCCAAGATGAAGGAAACACCGGAGCCACAGCGCCCCGCAAGTGACCCCGTCGAGGACTTCGCTTCGCGCCTTTCTCCGCGTTCAGCTGACTGGATTCGGCGTAACCCGGACTTCGTTACGGACCCTCGCCTTAACCGGAAGATGATTGCTGCACACGAAATGGCAGTCGCAGATGGTATGATGGCCGACACCAATGAGTACTTCGATTACATCGAACAGACTCTGAAGGTTAGCAAGCCTCGTCCGGACCCGGTAGTTCAGCAGGAAGACGCCATGTCGGATGCTTCGGCACCGACCCAGCGTCGTCAAGCCCCTCCGGCGGCCCCTGTTTCTCGTCAAGGACCTTCTACAACCACCACTCGCCCCAACACGATTCGCCTGAATTCGGCGGAGCGTGAAATGGCGCAGATGATGGGTATGACTGAGCAAGAGTATGCTAAGAACAAGCTTATGCTCATCAAAGAAGGTAAGCTTCCTAACTAAGGACCAAGATCATGGTAACATCCAGCAAAAAGCCCGATATGCGCCCCGATCTCCGTGGCGCAATGACCAATGAAGAAGACCCCCGCGCTCGCGCCGCCCGCCGTGCGGCAGAAGTCCGTGGTCATCTTGGTGACATGGACGATGGTACGAACCAGTTCCCGCTGCCCCCGGCCCCCGATGGCTGGACATACGAGTGGAAGCGCAAGTCAGTGATGGGTCAGGAAGACCCTGCTCATATGACTGATCTTCTCCGTAAAGGCTGGGAACCCGTTCCGGCTACTCGTCACCCAGAGATGATGCCGACCGGCAACACTTATGAATCCGTTGAGCGTAAGGGAATGATCCTCATGGAGCGCCCGACGGAGCTGGTTGAAGAAGCTCGCGCCATTGGACAGCGTCGTGCTCGTGGCCAAGTGCGCGCCAAAGAATCCCAGCTTGCTGGTACTCCGGATGGCACGTTGTCTCGCGATGACCCGCGCGTCAGCCCGAAAATCAAAAAGGGTTATGAGCCTATGCAGATTCCTGAGTAATTATTCAGGCACTGTCAAGGGGAGTAGAAATACTTCCCTTGACAAGTATTTCGGATTCTGTTAATATTCAGTTGGTCTCCCCCGCTGCGGAGATTAAAAACAAACCCCGGTTCTTAGTCGCCCCGCTTGCGCGATGATAGAGCCTCCTGAAGAAGGAGATTCCGTCATGGCAAATACCAATGCGCCTTTCGGTTTCCGTCAGTACAGCGGCACAGGTTCTGCCCCGACTTACGAACAGGTCGCCGTTTCTATTGGCTACAATACGACCAACATCTTCTTTGGCGACCCCGTAGAGCCTACTTCGAGTGGCACTATCACTCAGGGCGACGGCACGACCGCTGCTGCTGGCATTGCTGGCATCTTCGTTGGTTGCCAGTACCTCTCGACCTCGCAGAAGCGCACCGTCTGGTCCAACTACTACCCCGGTGGTACGGACCCGGCCACTGGCACAATCGTTGGCTATATTGTCAACGATCCAAATGCCAAGTTCATCGTTCAGGCTGTTTCGTCCATTTCGGGCGGCATTGTTCAGACTGACGTCAATGCTACGGCTGGCTACACCATTGGTTCGGGTAGCACCGCCACTGGCATTTCGGCTGCTACTCTCTCTGACGTTGGCCCCACAACGGCTACGCTTCCCTTCCGCATCGTCTCTCTCGTGACCGATCCTCCGGGCTCGAATGGCACTGAAATTGCCACTTCGAACTACGTGATCGTGGCGTTTAACAACGTCACCACGAAGAACCAGACCGGCATCTAAGGAGTAAGGACCAATGGCTGTTAATCTTTCAGCGATTAAAGACCTTCTCCTCCCCGGTCTCCGTGGGGTTGAAGGCAAGTACGAGATGATCCCATCTCAGTACGACAAAATCTTCACCAAGCATGAATCGAAGATGGCGCTTGAGCGCACCGCAGAAATGCGCTTCCTCGGTCTTGCTCAGCTGAAGACTGAAGGCGGTCAGACAGCGTTTGACAACGCTTCTGGTGAACGCTTCATCTACAACCAAGAGCACACCGAAATCGGTCTTGGTTATGCGATCACTCGCAAGGCGATCGACGACAACCTCTACAAGACCCAGTTCGCTCCGTCGAACCTTGGCCTTATTGAGTCCTTCCAGCAGACGAAGGAAATCTACGGCGCGAACGTCCTCAACACCGCAACGACTTACAATGCGGCTGTTGGTGGCGACGGCGTTGCTCTTGTTTCGGCTTCGCATCCGATCGACGGTGGCGTGATCTCGAACTACAACACGGTTGAACTCAATGAGTCGACCTTGCTGAACGCGATGATCGCCATTCGTACGAACTTCAAGGATCAGGCTGGCCTCAAGGTCTTCGCTCGTGGTCGTAAGTTGATCGTTCCTGCAGCCCTCGAACCAGTTGCCATTCGTCTTACGAAGACGGAACTGCGTCCGGGTACAGCAGACAACGACGTCAACGCGATCATGATGACTGCTGGTGGTCTGCCAGAAGGCTACATGGTCAACGACTTCTTGACCGACGCCAACAACTGGTTCTTGCTGACCAACATTGATGGCCTGTCGTACATGCAGCGCATCAAGTTCGAGACGGATATGCAGGTTGACTTCGTTACGGACAACCTGCTCGTCAAGGCTTACGAGCGCTACAGCTTCGGTTACTACAACTGGCGCTCGATTTACGGTTCGCTCCCGTCGTAAT